GACCACCAGCACCACCGCGGCGGCCCCGCGCGGGCCGCCCATCATCCCCTCAATTTTTGCTGAAACATCACCATGAACGCCAATACCGAAACGACCACCGCCGCCGCCCCTGCCCCCGCTGTCGCCATCAAGGCGCCGGGCATCCCAGTGGGCGTGCCGCTGGACACCCCGATCCAGCGCAACGGCCAGACCATCACGCATGTGCAGGTCCGCAAGCCCAACGCCGGCGCCCTGCGCGGCCTGTCGCTTGTGGAAGTGCTGCAAATGAACGTGACGGCCCTGCAGACCTTGCTGCCCCGCGTGACGGAACCGCCACTGCTGCGCATTGAGGTGGACGCAATGGACCCTGCCGATCTGGTGGCCTTGGGTTCGGAGGTGGTCGGTTTTTTGGTGCCGAAGGCGCAGCGGGAGGGCTTCCAGCCCGCGTAGAAGACGCCATGGCCGACCTGGCCCTCATCTTCCATTGGCGCCCCGCTGACATGGACGCGATGACGGTGGCCGAGCTGATGGACTGGCGGGAGCGTGCGCGAGAGCGCTACGAGCGCCAGGAATGACACCCAACCCGACCGCGCCCATGGATGTGCAAGAATGAACCATGCTCACCGTTTTGAAGTACACGCTCATCGCCGCCCTGGTGCTGTCGGGCCTGTGGCTGCTGCTGCTGCCGGTGTACGCCTGGATACTGCACCGCGACGCGGTGCTGGCCCCGCAGCGCGCGGCCGAGCTGGCCGAAGCCGAAGCGCTGCTGGCCGAAACCGCCACCACCCGCTGACACTGCGCGCCACGGCCGCCCAAGGGGCGCGCCATGGCTGACCAACTGCGCCTGCGCGTGGTGCTTGACATGGCCGAGCGCGTGCTCGCGCCCATGAAGCGCATCAGCGGCGCCAGCAACGAAACCGCCCGCGCCCTCAAGGCCGCACGCGACCGGCTCAAGGAACTGAACGACCAGCAGGCCGCCGTGGGCAACGTGCAGAAACAGGCCGCAGAGCTGGCCCGGCTGAACAATGCACTCAAGGTGAAACAGGCTCTGCTGGACGGCATGCGCGCCAGCGGCACGGCCACGGCCGCGCAGCTCAAGCGCGAGGAAAGCGGTGTGCGCAAGCTGTCCGACGCGCTGGAGCTGCAGAAGGCCGCGGCCGTCAAGGCGCGTGCCGCACTCAACGCCATGGGCGTTACCGGAAACCTGAGCGCCGCCCAGGCGCGCATGAAAGCCGACATTGAGGGCGCCACGGCCGCCATGGGCAAGCAGCGCGCGGAGCTGCAGCGCCTGGCCGCACAGCAGCGGCACCTGCAAGAGCTGCGGGACAAGCACGCCAAGGCCATGCTGCACACCGGCATGGCCGCGGGCGCCGGCATGGCCATGCAGGCGGCCGGGCGCAGGGGCGTGGAAATCGGCCTGGGGCCGGTAGCCAACTACTCCAAGCACGAGGACGCCATGCTGGGCATTGCGCGGCAGGTGCCGGGCGCGCGCAATGAAATGGGGCAGCTGACCGATGTGTACCGGCAGGCCGAGCGCGACGTTCGCGCACTCAGCGGCCAGATTCCGCTGGCCACCACGGAAATCACGGCCATGATGACGGCCGCGGCCCGCATGGAGGTGCCCACCGGCGAGCTGAAAGAGTTCACCCTGCTGGCCAGCGAAATGGCCACCGCCTTCGACGCCGTGCCGGACCACATCACCGAGTCCATGGGCAAGGTGGCCAAGAACTTCAAGATTCCGCTGACGCAGATTCGCGGCCTGGCGGATTCCATCAACTACCTTGACGACAACGCCATCAGCAAGGGCGCGGACATCATCGACTTCCTGAACCGCACCAGCGGTGTGGTGTCCACCGTGGCCATGAAGGCACAGGATGCAGCCGCCTTGGGCTCCACGCTGCTGACGTTGGGCGAGCGCGCCGAAACAGCGAGCACGGCCGCCAACGCCATCGTGCAGAAGTTCGCCGCGGCGACGAAGGGGACCAAGAAATTCAAGTCCGCGATGGCTGAACTGGGCCTGTCCACCGAGGCCGTGCAAAAGGGCATGGCCACCGATGCCATGGCCACACTGAACCAAATCGTTGCCGCCATCGGCAAGTTGCCGGCGGACCAGCGCATTGGCGTGATGGTGGAGCTGGTGGGCCTGGAGCACTCCGACACCCTGGCCAAGCTGGTGGACAAGCCCGAGGAACTGGCCCGCCAGCTGGCGCTGGCGAACGGCAAGGGCGCCACGGGCTCCATGGCGCGCGAGGCCGCGGCGCGCAACGCAACGTTGTCGGCGCAATGGCAAATGGCGAAGAACCGCGCGTTCAATCTGAGCGCGACGGTTGGCGAAACGCTCGCCCCTGCACTCATCCGCCTGATGCGCGTGGTGAATCCGCTGGTGGAGGCCTTCACCGGGTTCGTGCAGCGGCATGCCACGCTGGTGGGCTGGGTGCTGGGGGCCGTGGTGGCGCTTTCTGCACTGACCGCCGCGCTGGGCTTCTTGCTGGTTCCGCTGGCGCTGGTGGCCGGCAAGGTGATGCTGGTGCGGTTCGTATTTGCGCGTTTGGGGCTGGCGGCCGCGGGGCCACTGGCCGGCGGCTTGCGCATTGCCGCGCAGGCTGCGCTGGTGTTCGTGCGCGGTGGGTTGTTGGCCATGCTGGCGGCCGGCGGCCCGGTGATCGCGGCAGTGGCGGCCGTCGCGGTTGCGGCCCTGCTGATCTACAAATACTGGGGGCCGATCAAGGCATTCCTGGCCGGCGTGTGGGAGGGCTTGGGCAACGGGCTGGCTCCTGTGCTGTCGCAGATGGGGCCGCTGCTGCAAGCGGGTAGCACGCTGGTGGGCTGGCTGGGCCAGGCCTGGCAGTGGTTCACGGCGCTTGTCGCGCCCGTGGAGGCATCGCAGGCCGCGCTTGACGGCTTTGCGAGCAAGGGGCAGCTGGTGGGCGAGGTGCTGGGCGGCATCCTGGCCAAGATCATCCAAGTGGCCAACTACCTGCCGGTGCTGGGCCTGGTGTCGCGCCTTTTCGGGAGCACTGGCGGAACACCGCCGACCGCAGCGGCGGGCCTGCCGATGGGACCGGGGATGCAGCCAGCGATGGCAGGTGCCAGCGGCAATGCGCTGCGCCTCATCGGCGAGCCTGAGCCGTTGAAGTTCTCGCCGCGCAACCCTGCGGCCACCACGACAACCAACAACATCACGGTGAACGCCGCCCCGGGCATGGACGAAAAAGCCCTAGCGCGCGCCGTGTCGTTTGAAATGGACCGCCGCGAGCGGGCCAAGCGATCGAGCGTGCTTTCGCAGTACGGCGACATTGACGGGTAGGAGCACACATGCTGTTTTCTTTGGGGCAGTTCACCTTCGGGCTGCAGACCCTGCCAACCGACCAGCTGCGCAGGCAAACGGCGTGGCGCCACCCCAGCAACTCGCGCGTGGGGGCCAGGCCGGCCCGCCAGTTTGTGGGCCCGGGTGAAGACACGATCAACCTGTCGGGCGTGCTGGCACCGGAGTTCGCGGGGTCCATGCGTTCGCTGGACGCACTGCGCAAGATGGCAGACAGCGGCAAGGCGTGGGCGCTGGTGTCTGGTGCAGGGGAAGTGTTCGGCGCCTGGACCATCGAGAACCTGACAGAAACCCGCTCTGTGCTGATCGACAACGGCGCCGCGCGGCGCATCGAGTTCGACCTGCAGCTGGCGGCCGTTGATGACCAACGCGCGGAACCATCGGGCGGTGTGGACCCGTGGCCAGTGGATGACTGGTGGGATTGGTGGGAATGATGGCGACCGACTACCTCAAAACCACGCAGCTGCACCGTGCCCCCACGTTCTCGCTGGTGGTGGACGGGCGGGACATTTCCAAGAAGGTGGAGGCGCGCCTGGTGTCGCTCACCATCACCGAAGCCCGAGGCGGCGAAGCGGACCAGCTGGACCTGGTGATTGACGATAGCGACGGCCGCATGGGCCTACCCGCAAAGGGGGCCGAGCTGGCCCTGTCTCTGGGCTGGGAAGGCAGCGGCATGCAGGACAAAGGCACGTTCGACGTGGACGAGGTGGAGCACAGCGGCACGCCAGACACCATCAGCATCCGCGCCCGTTCGGCCGAAATGCGGCGCCAGTTGCGCACCCGCGCGGAGCGCAGCTACCACGGCAAGAAGCTGGGCGAAATCGTGGGCGACATTGCGAAGCGCAACGGCCTGCAGGTGCGCATAGACGACACCCTGGCCAATACCACCGTGGAACACATCGACCAGACGCGCGAGAGCGATCTGCACTTCCTCACCCGACTGGCAAAGAAGCACGACGCGGTGGCCACGGTGAAGAAAGGCCGCCTGGTGTTCAAGCCGATAGGCAGCACGAAGACCGCGAACGGCGAAGACCTCGAAACCATCACAATCACCCGTGCCGATGGCGACCAGCACCGCTACCACAGCGCCGACCGCAACGCCTACAGCGGGGTGCGCGCGTACTGGCACGACCCCAACGCGGCCGAGAAAAAGAGCGTGCTGGTAGGCGAGCAGGAAAACGAAAAGCGCCTGAAAGACACCTACGGCAGCGAAGCCGACGCCATGGCCGCCGCGCGGGCCGAGCGCGGGCGCATCGAGCGCGGCAAAGCCACCATGGAACTGACGCTGGCACTGGGCCGGCCGGAGCTGATGCCGCAGACCCCGGTGGTGCTGCAAGGGTTCAAAGACGAGATCGATGAGACGCCGTGGCTGGTGGTGAAGCTGACGCACACGCTGGGCGATGGCGGGCTGACCACCCGCATGGAGCTGGAAACGCGCCGCTCTGGGGCGGACTGATGCGGTCGGCGCTGTTAGAGGAAGGCCGGGAAGCTGCGCGGCAAGTTCCGTTCCCCGAGGTGCCCACGCTCCCGTCGTACACCCTGGAAAGACGGGCCAAGCCAGGGCTACCGTTCCCGAACGCACCTGTGCATGCTGGCGTTGAAGTCTCGCTGTTTCAGCTATTGCCGATGACGTGGCCGCCGTTTCATTGGCCGCGCCGACCCAGGGCACACGCCCGCCCCTTGCCGTAGCCATCCAACCATGGGCGGGGCAGTAACCCCGTGCGCTGGGATAGGATGAATGATGACCACCGCAATGCAAATACCTGCCGAGCTGCAACGACAGCTTGATGAGTTCACCCAAGAGGGGCGGCTTCTGATGGCAGTAACTGGGGGAAACCTGTTCCCATGCGATGCCATGGCGATAGCTGTTATTGATCGGTCGGTGCAACTGGCGCGCGGCTTCATGCCGCTGTTGCTGGCTGAGAACGTGGTGGCCGGCGCCGCCTTGCTTCGCTTGCAGCTCGACAACGCGCTGCGCTTCGGCGCAGTCTCAAAGTCTGCTGATCCTCACGAACTGGCAATGCTGCTTATTGAGGGCACACAGCTCGACAAAACCAAGGGGGAAGATGGCGAGCGCAGGACTGATGGCAATCTGCGGAAGGCGCTGAACGATCCGAACTTCGACCGACTCTATGTCTGGGCTTCTAGCCATGTGCACCTATCTGGGCTGCATGTGCGCCACCTCTTGCAGGCAGCCCGCCCGCGGCAGGACGGAAGGCGAGAGTTCCACATCGGTGGATACGAGCCGTACCTGCCGCCTGGCACCACTGGCATGCTGGCACAGTACATGGTCGAAGCCGGCGAGCGTGTAATCAAGGTGCTGGCTGAATGGCGACTTACCCGTGAACCATTCGCGGCTGCAGCGTGCCAGCGTTTCACACGATCGATCGCTGGGCAGGAAAAGTTTGTCACCTCCCTACTCCCGTAGGCTCAAGGCCCCGGCGCCATCCCGTCGCCTGTCTTGTCGCGCGCCCAAGCGGGTTCACCGGCAATGAGAGTACAGGCCATTTGCACATCCACCGCCATGGTGGCCAACGCTCCCAGGGAATAGGCTTTGCCTTCGTACCAACATGCTGCGGGCCTGTCTTGCACGGCCAACGCGATGAGCGCCACTCCTACGGCGCCCAAAAAAAAGCCAGCAGAGCCGAGCCGCGACGCGGCCCAATGTTGTTGAACGTTGATATGTTGGTCACGGCATTGCCGGAGACCACTTGGCCGGCATCCCCACGAACTGACACCATCCCTTGCACTGCGCTCCCCTGGGTTGCATGTATTGATTCGCCAGATTAGTAACACTTCATTACAAATGTGGCGTGCGGATCAGAGTGGATTTTTTGCCAGATTTCCGCCACATCCACGGTGGAACCGGATCGGCTTCGCGCCATAGCCCAACACCGGAGGCGCGCGCTTTCGCTTGGACTGTGAAAAGCTCTGCGTCATGAGCTGGGTGGACGTAGCGCTCGTACACCCAAGCCATGCCGCTGGACACCATGGCGGCGCCAGCATCCGTGCCGGCACACGTTACATCGGCCACCACGCGGCCGTAGCGGTCATGCGTTCGTGCCCGCAGGCTGGCGCGCTGATTGAAACAGAGAGCTGAAAGGTGTTGGCGGCTCGCGGTGCCGAAGGGCTGGCTCCGCTCGGGTGCATCAATCGCGGCAAGCCGCACGGTCAACTGCTGGTAAGCCCCTGGATCGCCGCACCGGACTTTGATGGTGTCGCCATCGGTGATGCCTATGACAAGGCAAAGAAGCGTCGATGACAGCACGGCTTCGATGCCCCTACCTGGGCGCTACCCAAATGGCGCCATGACTGCCGGCGCATGCGTTGTAGAGAGCATCGGTGGTGATATTTACAGGGCGCAGCTCGCCCCACTTGTTCAGCTCGAATCCGACGCGTGAGTACACCTCGCGCCCGTTCCCATCAATCACCTTGTCAACTATCCGCACATCGTCGCCACGGCTGTCTGCTTCGATAACCATGTGCATTCCGCGCGGACCTTGACCCGATGCGGCCTTTGCCATCAGCACGTTCACCAGGGGCAGATAGCGCCCGTCTGGAGCCCGACAGTCGATCTTGAAGCGCTCCACGGCGAGTCGGGCGTCGGGCGTTTTGTAAGTCACCAAATGACCAAACTCGGCATGCAATTGCTTCGCGTAAGGCGAGATACCGGGAAACCTGCGGTCGAGGTCGGCGCCTATCGCCCGCTCCATCGACTGTAAGAGCCGGCTTCGATGAAACTCCTGCATTCCGGTGTCCTGGTCGATGAAGGCGCGAGCCTCGGCGTAGGACTCTTTTTCGATCAGTTCCTCAGCAGTCAGAACGTTCGCGTAATAGTCGCGCCAAATTCGGGCCTCACCTTGCCCTGCCCTAATCTTGTTTTTGTCCGGTCCAGCGGGGTAAAGCTCCGCGTATTTCTGGCACGCGTTCAAAGCCTCCTGCGCATCGGCCCATGCCTTGCTGGCGTTTGTTGAGGCGCCATCAACATCACGCCCCTTCATACAGCTAGCAACCAAGGAATCAGGGGTGGGCGCCGGGACGGGGGTCGCTGACTTTGAACAGCCCGCAACCACCACCACCGCAGCGAGCACTACAGTGCCCAGCGCCCTGATGCCTGCGAATGTCATGCTGTCGCAACCGAGGGAAGTGCAGCGCGCCAGGCCGCCTCAGTGAGAACAAAGATTGGGTGCCCCTTCTCGCGGAGCTTCATGGCAGCGTCGATCTTGTTGCCGTAGCTTGCTTGCTTCCAAGATGCTGTGGCACCAGCTGACCCGATAACGAGGTAGTGAACCTTTTTGGTCACGCTGTCAGTACACACGGCCCCGGCTGCAATCGTGGCCGCTTCGCACTCGGAACGCGATCCCATGGCAAATTTGCCAGTCAGCACGAAAGTTCGACCCGCAACAACCACGTCACAGTCGTCTGCTGGGAACCCGATGGGCTCAGGCGTCACGCTGCCGGTTTCGCAGAACTGCACACCGCTTGCGGCTTGCAGCGTAGCCATCAAGGAAGCGCGCTCAGCCTCGGTGACGACACCATCCGCAAGGATGTGGTCGATTTCCTCAATCAGCTTATTGCCAAGCCAGTGCTGGGAGGCGGTCTTGTTTTCGGCCAGCCAGGTGCGCAGGAATTGGATTTCTAAATCGTGCAGATGGCCATCGGCCGTGATCCCGGCAATCACCCCTTGGAGGCGCGCGCAAGCACGCTCTTGGTCTTGGTGCAGTTGAGCCTTGCTGGTCGGCCCATCGAATACTTCGCCCATCTTCGCCCCCCTCTCTTAACTCAGTGCTTACTTACGCTTCCCCACTGAAAAAGACACCGGCGCAGTGATCGTCTGATCGCCCACGACTTGCTGACCAACATCGCCGCCGATGATGATGCCGCCGCCCTGCCCTCCCGTGACGGCGTTACGCGCGGCCAACGCGGCCACGGCCTGGACCGCATCACGGCCAAGAACGTCGGCTTTCTTGTAGAGGCTGAGCAGTTCGGTTTCGTCATAGGACAACGATGCGGCATCAGCAGCTGCACGTTTTCCGGTGACGATGTACTGCACGTCTGCCCCTATGGAAGCCACCCCGGCCATGAACGCGGCATCTGGGAAGCGCTCGCCCTTCTCGTAATTGATAACCGCGCGTTTGAGCACCCCTCCAGCAGCCCCAAAGGCCTCCTGGGTTAACCCAAGTCGCTCGCGTTCCTCACGAAGTCGCAAAAAAATGCTCATACGGACACATTTGGCATTGACAGGTGCACGTTTGAGCACCAAAATGCAGGGACCTTGTAACCAATTCAATCCACATAGTACATGCACAGGACCACCATGCCGCACAACAATTCACCGGCTCTCGGCGGCGCTGCTGGGGAGCGCATCGTTCACGACAAGCCAATCGCGTTACGCCTGACGCAATCGGAGCGCGACGAGGCGAGCCAGTTGGCTGACGAGGAAAGCCGCAGCACCAGCAACTTTGCTCTGTTCATGTACCGCATGGGAGTGGCCGCCTTCAAGGCCAAGCGCGCCGCGCTGCAGGGGGTGCAGTGATGCAGGGCGCGGACATCAGTTCACAGGACGCGATCACGGCGCGGACCATTCTCAAAGCTGTACTGCTGACGCTGAGCACTGCAGTGCGCCGGGCGGTTGACGCATCAGGCAAAGATGGCGTCACACCCGTTGCGCATACCTTTTTCGCCGTCGAGTTCATCGGCCAGACCCTGACCCTTGAGGGCTTCGCACGCACGGACGAACTCGCCCATGCCCTGGGCACCGAAGGCCCGGTAGAGCTGCCCGCCTGCGTTGCGCACGCCGATGATGAATTCCATGCCACCACCTCCAAACTGGCGGTCGGCTTCGGCTTCGACGGCGGCCGTTATCTGCTGGTCATCGGGGCGTGGGCTTGCCCCATCAATGAGCTTCGTACGCATGGTTGCCTTCTTTCTGGTTGCGATGTTGCGATGCTGATTGGTGCCGCCAAGTACCTGCACAAATGCGCGTGCGCGGACGTGGTGGCAGGTGATTTGATTTGACCATGTGCTGCCCGATGGTCCACCGCCACGCAACGCAAGCGACCGTGCCGTTTGTGGACTGCTTCACGGTTTGCTGTTCTTCTGAGGGGTTCGCCGCATGAAGATGAGGTGCCCGCACTGCCGTCAATGGGCCTACACGCGCACCAGCGCTGAGGTGACGATTACCAGCCGCGAGACGGTTTTCCGGTGCGACAACGACGAGTGCGGGCATGTGTTCGCGGCCGTCACGGAAATCAACCGGACCATCAGCCCGAGCGCAACGCCAGACCCCAAAGTGGTGCTGCCGCTGTCGCGGCACATCAGAAAACACACGCTGTCGGACCAGCTGCAGCGCATGCCAGAGGCGGACTACCGACCCCTGGCACCGCGGCCGCACGGTGATCTGTTCGATGCCCTGCTGCCCCTAGCCAGCCCTGGCTAGCCGCTAGCCCCTACCCCACCCATTTGCCCCTGTGGCGCCTGTTCGGAGGCGCTGCGGGATTCGTTCACCCTTTTTTTGCCGAAGCCATGAACACCCCGCCCCTGATTGACCAGCACGGAAACCACCGCGAGCAGCACGGGAAGCCAATCCACCACGTCAGCCGGTACACCGAGTGCGGCGCCGTGCGCCACGCACACGCGCAGGTGTTGTGCACAACCGTGATGGACGGGCGCCGCGGGGAGTTGCCGCTGGTGGTGCTCAAACAGTTGAACCACCCGACCTACACGTACACCGATTTGACCCCCGAGGACGCGGACCAACTGGCCGACGCGCTCAAGCAGGCCGCGCAGCGTGCGCGGCAGGTGGCGGCAGAGCTGAGGACCCGGCGGTGAGCCTGGGGGCAATGGCGATGATGGCCGACCACTGCGCCCATGTTGCGGCATACCGCCGCAATGCGCACCAGCTGAAGCTGATGGTGCTGCGCGACGAGTTCGTGCGCCTTGCCAGCGACGGCAGGTATGTGGACGCGGCATCGCGCGAGTGGCGCGGCATACCCATGGTGTGGCGCATGGCCCTGGTGATGATGGCCGGCGCTGGCGACGACTACGACAGCCTGGAGAGCCTGGCCGCGCGGGACTGGCGCGAAATGCCACCGCCAGAGCGAGAAGCGCTGCGGGGCATCGTGCGCGGGGCCAAGCGGCACCTGGGCCGACTGACCGCACTTGCCGCGCGGGTGTAGCCATGCCGACGATCCCGCGCAAGCTCCCCAACGCCAGCCTGGAAGACTGGAACAAGCACAAGCCGACGCCGCAGATGGCGCGCGGCCATTTGGAGCGCGTTATTCGGTGCGCGCCGGCGGCCTGGCAGGCGGCCGTGCGCGAGCGCCTGGCCCCCGAGGTGCCGCCCATCCTGGCGCGCCACAGCTCAGACGCAGAGTGGCTACAGCAGCCGCCGGAATGGGCGCAGGCGTGGGACTTGTTGCAGGCGGTGGCCGACTACGAGGACGACTTCGGCCAGGCCAGCCTGTGGAACCTGGACGATTACGAAATCTGCGCGATGGCCAAGAAGCTGGCCGCCGAAGCGGACGAGCTGGACGCGCTGGCCATTGGCCAGGGCGCCAGCCTTGCGGCGCGGGTGGATTCCATCCGGCTGCTTGTGCGCTGCGTGGGGGTAGGCGAGGACAAGGCCATTGTGGGCGAGCCGGCCATCAAGCGCGCCCAGGATGCGGCCTGGTGGCGGCGCCGCCTGCGCGTGCATGTGGCGCGCGTCGTGGAGG